GGTTTCAATTGATGCACTAAATGTACTAAATCCGGTTGTTTGTGTAATATCAACTTGCGATGAACCACTTACAATTCCACCAGGTTTACCATTAAGATTTTCCCATGTAGATGCTGCTACTGATGCACTTATTGATGTTGCAATCGAACTACTAAATGTTGTATAGTTAGTTGTTGAAGTAATATCAACTTGAGATGAACCCGATATTACACCATTTGTTGCTGCTATTGCTCCTGATATAGATGTTGCGTGTATATTTCTATATTTATAAGTGTCACTACCTAAATCAAATACGTTTGAACCTGATGGAATAATTGAACCACTAAATGGTGAGTTTACTATTACATTATCTGATGTAGAATCACCAATTGTAATTGTTCCACCTAATACAACATTACCCGATACATATAAATTTGATGCAGTAATATCTCCAGATGCAGAAATTCCACCTTTTAAATATAATGAACCAGTATTCAGTTCATCTAATTTTGCTAAAGTAATTTCTTTATCACCTACTGCGTATTGTAACGAGTCAGGTCCTTTGTTTACATATAATTCACCATCACTTAATGATACTGAACCCGAACCTCTTCTTATTTGAAATATAGCTGCCATTTATTGTTATTTCTGTTTTGTATAAATATCTTAAATATTAAAATCTAAATCACCTGATTCTGAAATATATTTTGCCAAGTGCATATAGTTTGCAGTTATACTACCTGTTGTTACATTTATAGCAGATGCACTAACTGATAAATAAGTATTTCCGTTTACTAAAACATCAAAAGAACCAGTTCTAGCAATTGCTTGTGTATTTCCTGTACTATCCTCTATAAAGTTTACAGTTCCTGCTGCTTCTGGGTCTAAATTAAAATCAAATGTATTTGGGCCAGGTGCTACTCCTACTTCTGTTCCATTTACTAATAAGGAGCCACTTACGGAAACTGAACCTGTAAATGAATGTATATCATCGGATGTATCTCCAAATTTAGTTGAACCACTTTGAAAAATTATAGATGATGAAATTACACTAATATTAAATTGTCGTGCATTTACTTCACCAAATACGGTTAAATTGTTTGTTATGGTTTGTGAACCACTTAATATTAAACTTCCACTTAATAATGCGGAACTACCAGTAATATTTCCAGTAATATCAATATCTCCAGCACCAATAATATCGTTTGTTACATATAAATCTCTTTGAATATTGGCATCTTGTACTACTATTAATTCACCAAATGAACCAGTTTTTGTTAGAGTTATTGAACCTGTTGTAGTTGAATTCGTTACTACAATTCCTTCAATAGAATCTAAATTTCCCGAACGCTTAATAAACAACTTACCATCGTAAGTATTTATTGCTATTTCACCAACATTTAATGAGCCCGTATCGGGTACTTTTCCAGGTAGCGATGAACGCTTTAGTATAATACTTTGTGCCATATATATGGTCTATAGATTTTTAAGTTGTGTAACAAAAAAAAGGTACTATATGTATAGTACCTTTATAAATATATAATATTTTTATAATTGTTTAAAATTCTCCTGCATCTGAACCAGATTCTAAAGCTGCTAATCTATTAGCTACTGAACCACTAAATGCTAATACATCACCGATTCCATAAAGTGAACCACTAAACCCATTTGTAGTTGTAAAAGTTCCTCTAATTTCATCGTTGTATCTAAATTCTACTGCGGTTGGTGTAGTTGCTACTTTGTAAAGAGAACCACTACCTTGTATATATCCGATTGTCCCTGCAAATGGTTCTGAATTGAAATCAAAATCATCAGGTCTCATTGATGCGGTAACTCCCGTCAATTGAGCACCATTACCAATGAATACAGATGCTGATACAATAGATGCAGATACTGCTCCTGCTATATCAATATCACCATTTCCAATGATATCTCTAGTTACATATAAATCTTGTCCAACATTTGCGTCAAATGTGATACTAGCTTCTCCAAATGAACCCGTTCCTGTTAAATAGATGGAACCCGTTGTGGTTGAATTGGTAGTAACTAATGTTTCAATTGATTGTGAAGAACCAGATTTATGTAAATAAACCTTACCATCATATACGTTTATACCTAACTCACCTACTAATAGGGAGCCAGTGTCAGGAACTTTTCCTGATGTCAGCGACCGTTTTTGTAATATTTTTTGAGCCATTATATTTGATGTTTTTTGTTCATTAATAATTTTTTAAAACCCCCCTCATTAGGAGGGGGATTATTATTTAGAATGAACCACCATCAACTACGTTACTCATTACAAAATCAGTACCATCCCATTGTAGTAAATCTCCAGCTACACTTGCGGTCGGAACTAAATTCAAATTACCATTTGTATTTCTAAATGCAATTCGTTTAGTGTTCCCTGCCGATGTACCTAAATTTACCGAAGCGGTTACTGCCGGTGCAATTAATGCTACTGATGAAGTGAATGATGTGGTTGAGTGTTGATAAACAAAGTTTGCACTAGCACCTGCTACTTCAAATCCTGCACCGTCTGCGGTTGCCGATGATGTTGAACCACTTGCTAATGTTATTAATTTATCTTCAACTACTAATGTTGCAGTATTTAATGTTACAGTATTACCTTGTACTACTAAATCACCACCTACTACTACATCACCCGTCGTTGTTACTTTGGCGAATGTTACATTGTTTTCAGTACCTAATCCTTGTATCGTACCAGTACCTTCTAATGTATCCAATCTACTATCAACCGAAGAACTGAATGTTGTTCCAAATGAAGATGTAAATGAGTTAATGTTTGCTATTGAAACATCTACACTTGCTGATTTACTATTTAAGTTACTTACCGAAGTATTTACACTTGCAGAAGTTGTTTCTAAATTACTTAATCTACCATCTTGCGTATCATTTGTTGATTTTGCAGTTGAAGCAGATGCGAATAATGAACCACTAACAACTCCAATTTCAGTTAATCTTGTTAATACAGATGAACTAAATGAGTTTATATTAGTTACAGAAACATTTACACTTGCAGAGGTTGTTTCTAAATTATCTAATCTAGCATCGATATTCGAACCTTCACCTATTGCCGATTCTAATGTATCTAATCTACTATCTACCGATGTAGAGAATGCCGTTACATTTCCAATTCCAACAATAGAACCACTAATTACACCAGCACCATTAACGTAGATTGAAGAACCTGCCGTTAAATTTAATGATGATGAATTTGTTAAGTTTACATTTGAATCATTAACTGCAACTGCTCCGTTAAAGTTAGATGAACCACTAACATTGAATGAAGCACTTATAGTTTGAGTTCCAACGAATACGTTTGAACCAGTAGTTGCATATGAACCAGTCTTAGCACTTAACCCATCTATTTGAGTTTGTTGCGATGCAGTTGAACTGTTTAATGCAGATACTGAAATATTAACACTTGCAGAAGTTGTCTCTAAGTTACTTAATCTACCATCTTGTGTATCGTTTGTAGATTTAGCCGTACTTGCTGAACTAAATAATGATGCAGTAACTACACCAATTTCAGTTAATTGAGTTAATACTGATGCACTAAATGTGTTTAAGTTAGCAATAGAAACACCTGCTCCACTACCTACCGATGCAGATAATGCTTGTAAAGATGCAGAGATTGAACCACTAAAATCACCATATCCAGTTGTATCTGAAATTGTGATTTGAGATGAACCTGAAACTATACCATTAGTTGCATTTAATGTTCCAACTGTTAATGAACCTGTTACGATTACATTACCTGCTATCGAAACTGCCGAATTATCAGTTGCTTGTGTAATGATGGAATCACCAATGTGGTCATCACCAACTGCAACCATAATTTTACCAGGAGTGATATGTGCTTCACTACCCATTGAACCTGAGTTACGAGGACCTGATATTAATATTGCAGTTTGTCCCGATTCAGCACCACCTGATGGGTGTTGGTAAATCCAGTTATTATTTAATGAATCCCAGAATAATGAACCACTTGCTCCACTTGCACTTCCACTATCTACTACCGAAATACCACCAAATCTAACCGCAGGGGAGTCGTTATTAAGGATAATTGTATTTGTTCCTAAATCAACCGCACTTGCAGTAATATATTGTAATGAAGATGAACCTTGTACAATTAAATCTTGTGTAACATATAATGAGCCTGTGATTGTTTGTTGTCCGTAGAATACATTTGAACCACTTAATATTGCATATGAACCACTATTTGCATTTAAGTTTGCAATTGCGATTGCTGCGTTTGATGCGGAGGTAATTAATGAACCCGTAACAGTTGCTAATGCAGTGTTTTGAGTTAATTGAGAACCACTAAATGATTCAATTGCAGTTAATCTATCATCTTGTGCATCGTTTGTAGTTTTTGCAGTTGAAGCAGATGTGAATAATGAAGCACTAACAACACCAATTTCAGTAAATCTAGTTTCAGCAGATGCGGTAAATGCGTTTAATGCATTTGTAGATGTGTTTGAACTTGTGTAGCTATTTAATGCATCTATACTTGTTTGTTGAGATGCCGTTGAACTGTTTAAAGCTGCTATCGAAGTATTAACACTTGCAGAAGTTAATTCTAAATTTGTTAATCTACCATCTTGTGTATCATTTGTTGATTTAGCTGCACTTGCTGAACTGAATAATGATGCAGTAACTACACCAACTTCCGTCAATCTCGTTTCAACCGAACCTGTATAAGTTCCTAATGTTGAATCTTTTTCTAATTGAGAAGAACTAAACGAATTTAATGCAGATAAACTAACAATTGTACTACCACTAAATGTGTTTAATGCTGCTACCGATGTACCAATTGCACCACTTCCAATTGAAGATGATAATGCATTGATTGAAGTTGCAACCGAAGAACTAAAATTACTAATGTTACCTGTTAAATCAGGAATTTCATTAGCACCTTCACCTAACAAATATAAGGTAGAACTACCACTTGCGTAGTAAGGAACACCTTTAAGCATTCCGTTATAAGTTCCTGCTGCAAATGTATTTGGTGCATTCGCTCCTACTAAAATTCGGTTTACCGCTTGTACTTGTCCGTTTTCCGGAACTGCAAATACAATTGATGAACCGTTTGTCACCGATAGATTCGATGAACCCGATGCTATTACTATCTCACCTTTTTGTAATGAGCCAGTTACGGTACTTAGGGATTCTAAACTACCCCGTCTGTGTTTAATTATTTGTGCCATTGTTTGGGTTTTGGTTGTTCTCTTTTATTCTCAATCTATAAATATCTTTTTTTTTACATAACCGTTAAATAAATTATTTTATTTTACCATTCTCCCTGGTCTACAATTAGGGATGATGTTGTTGTTAATTCCGCATCGGTTGCAAACGTGTCGTTTAATGAAGAACTGAATGATTCTAAATTAGTTAATCTACTACTTACCGATGATGAAATATTTAATGTGTTTGCCGAACTTGCACTAATTTGAGTATTAATAGATGAACTAAATTGTGTAAATATTGCATTACTTTGTGAGAACGAAGTTGCAACACTTGCACTTAATCCAGTTTCTAATGAACCAGTTATAGATGCCAATTCTGCATAAATATCTCCAAATGAATTTGAAATTGAAGAACTAAATTCTACAAAGTTTGTAGTTTCTAATAAATCAACTTGAATAGATGAACTTATTACACCATCAGGTAAAACGGCAACAACATTATTTGTTATAATGTTTACAATAGAAGCGGAAAGTGTAGTTTCTAACGATTGTGATATTATATTATTTACCGATGCTGAAAAGTTTGTACCCGTTTCAGCTGCCGTTGTTAGTGCAGAACCACTTTCTATTTGTTTTAACCTAATTAAATTTGCCATTCTTTGTAATTATTAACTACCAAATACTATTGATATTGGGTCAGCATATGTAAATGTTGTAGAAGTTGTTGCTGTCTGTGTAGCTTGTTGAGCTGCAATTATAAAAAATTTGCCACCTGCATCTTGTACACTAAACACATTAGGTGTTGTAGTTCTGTATGTTGCTTTTTGACCAGCTTGCCATATAGATATTGTACCACCACTTCCTGTTAAAGCAGTAAATTGTGATTCATAATCCGTACCTGTACTATCTTTTACATTAAAATGAAGATATGTTACACCGTCTGCTTTGTTTGGATTAAACGTTTCAACAATAGGGCTACCTGTATTTATGGTAAATATTGCATTACCATTTGCAACCGGAGCAAATGCATTTATATTACCTTCATCACTATAAAAATACCAAGACCCGGTACCACTACCTCCGCCGCCACCATTACTAACAAGGTTTGCGATTATACTCATTCCGTTTGTGAATTCTATTCCCATTTGTTTTTTGTTTATTTTGTTTTATATAAATATCCTTTATTATTTAAATTTACCCATAACATAAATATCATCAATTGTGGTATTATCAAAATCTATATATAAATCACCTAATGTTATTACCACATTATCATCATTATCTTTTACAGTATAATTTCCAGGTATGTGTAATCCAAAAACTAAAACTTCAAAATTTTCAGGAGATGCTCCTTCTGTACCGTAATCGGTATTCATATTTTTTATAGTTAGTGTATTTAAGTTATTATCAAATTCATCGATTCTAACTTTAATATACATTGCACTATTTTCCAATATTTCTTTATGAAAATCCTTTATTTTTCCTTTATTATTTACTAATTTAATTGGGTTTGGATTTACTTTTGTATTTGATTGAAATTTAGTAGTAGATGGTATTTGGATATTTAATAAACTTCCCGTTAAATCTGTATTTACGAGATTATTAGGATTGATTTTTGCAATCACTCTATTAATCTTTTTTGTTGCAGATGAAAATCTATTAAGCATATTGTTCTATATCTCCTTCTATTTCAATATAATCATCTGTATCCAATTCATATTGAAAATTATTTTTAATAAATTTTATTAACAATCCGTTACCACTTTCTTCTACAATATAATCTCTTGCACTTATAGATTGGGTGTTGATATACACAATTATTCTATCTTGTGTATTTCTTATTTCTATTTCTCTCAATATAGAAACAAATCTATATCCCTTTGCTTCAAAAATAAAATATGTAGTATTATCCATATCTTTTGGGGTTAATACTACCTTTTTTGGACTTCTACTTATTTTTTTGGTTATATCCAATAAAGTTCGTTTCATTATAAATTAACAAATTTACCTGTTATAATTATTTCATCTTGACTATCAACAGTAAATCCTAAACTACCTGCATTGAAATTTATTGTAAATGTACTGTTGGTTATAGCTACCGTAAAATGTGTTGTAAAATAATATCTAGTACCATTTATATAAACTTTAATATCATATGTTGAATTGGAAACAACCAATCCACCAGTTACAACGGATGATAATTGTTCTGGCGTTTTTATCAGTTTGACATCCTCAAATGTTATAGTATTGTTTATTGTAGGATTTCCAATTTTACTATTATTTAAAGAAAGAAAATCAATCAAATCTTTGTTATCATAGTATGGTGATGGGGTTGTTAATAATCCTTCTAATCTACCGTTTGCAGTTACATCCGTTTCCGTTGATACAACTACTTTTTTAATAGACATGGATTTTTTAGTAGTTGCTTCCCCATCAAATGTTTCTGGCAATAAATATGCTTTTACATTTAGTGAAAATTCAACTCTGTTTATTCTTTCAGTTCCCTCACCTATCTCATTTACAATACTATACTCACCTACTTCTGTTCTAAACTTAAACCCATCTTTATTTCCCCAATATTGTCCTGCAAAGTTTAATTGTTCTACAACTGTATTCAAATGTTCTGTATAAGATGTCCAACACATACAATCGTAATTCAATTCTACATATTCTGGCATTTTTATATTGTAGATTTCATATTTAGGTTGTGTATTTTTACCCAATAAAGTAAATCTATCGTATTTATTATCTTTTGAATATTTTGTAACACCTGAATATGAAACTTCTCTTCTAATCATAGGCATAGATTCATCCTTTGCAATAGAAGTTCTTCTTATCATTAAAACTGGTAATTGTATTTGACCTTTATTATCTCTAAATACACCTTGTTTTCTTGCACCATTCCATCTTTCCGAATTACCATATATAACAGGTATTTTCAATGCAGTTCCGTTGTTGTCCAAAGTTGGTAGAACCGTATCTTCTAAATAAGACATCATAGCATAATCAATATCAAAAAGGGAAATACTTTGTTTCAAGTCTCCCCTTTCAGATTTAATTTGTTTTGCTCTGTTTAAGTCAGGTCTTTGTGGATTCGTAGACATATTAGTTTATTTTTTCTTCTATATTCAAGTCTGATTTTCTTACCATAAATGTAGAGCAAACTATACTAAAATTGTTTTCAGTTTGTCCACCCACATATTGAACTTCGGATGTATTATCTATTTGGTAATATGAATTATCAAAGTAAATTACATCACCCGTTTCAGGATATGCATTCTTTTCTTCACACATCCATCTATCCAATCTGAATTCAATAGTTTGTCCTTTATCAGAACCAAAACCTTCGTAATTTATTGTTAATGTATCTTTATTTATTAAAGCAAACATAGATACACCTTGATGCCAAGTTTTATTCAATGATTCCCCATAGATGTTTACCTTTGTATCGGATAAGTTTACCTTATACAACACAATTGCATTTTGAATTACATCATCAACTACTTCTCTGGCGATACTTTTGAAAAAATCAATATCTCTACCTACTAAAAACTTTGGCATATTATCCTACATATATTTTTAAAGGAACTTTTTGTAGCATTTGTTGTTGATGGTCTGCTTCGTGTGCTTTATTTTCCATCACATTCTTTCTACTCATCTCTTCCAAGTTCTCTCTCAATTGTTGTATCAAGTAATCCTTTTCTACCTGTGCTTCTGCCCTCAATGCTGCCCCATCTAAGGATACTTCTGCATCGGGTATAGGTATTGAGCTATACTTCTCTCTTATTGCCCCTAGTAACTCCTTAGATAAGGCCAAAGTGTACTTACGAATCCATTGCTTACCTACATCATTTATATCCGAATACTGAATAAAGTTGTATGGAATATCGGAATAATCGGAAAGTGAATCTGCTTGAATAGTTTGTGAATCATGTTCGAATTCATCTCTACTCATATATTCCAAATATACTCTACCAACAGTTGCAGCAGTTGGGATTGGGAATATTTCTAATTTATTATCTACAATATTAAAAGTATGCGCAGATTTACGAATGTGGTCATTAAATTCAATTTGTTGCATTCTTAATAAATCCTCATATAAGGGCATCATTAAGAATTGTGCAGCAGGAGAGAAATTACCAAATCCTAACTCACTCATTAAGTTTAGTGTACCTTGTGCACCAACTGAATATGGGTCAAAGAATCTTGCAATAGCAGGAGTTGCTTCGTGAAATACTCTTGTTACATCAACAGTAGATGAACCACTAAATATAGTAGTAAATGAGGAAGATGTTTCCACATCAACTGCTTCTGTCATTATGTTATACTTCTGTTGTCCAGGACTTAAATCAATATATGCTTTTTTAATTGCAGTTGAACCTCCAACACCCGCTTGTGTTCCATACTGTTGGGACATACGAATTGTAGTTGGTAAAAATGAACCATCTACAAGTGTTTGTGAATAGTTGGCTACTCTACCTTTTGGTTGTCCTCTTAAAATATCAAGGTTATTACGAAGATTGAATTGATTTACTTGTGCTGAATACTCTGAAACAGATTCTTCAAAACAAGCCCAAATTTGTGGATTATCCAATTCAATATTAACAATTGGCCAACCCAATCGTTTTGCTACCCATACAGATGTCTTTGGTGCATCACTTCTAAAATCAATATCCGCATCATACAATCCGAATGGAGTTGCTTCTGCTGATGCTGATGCTGATAAGAATGATGCTGCCGTTGAACCAGACCAATAAATGTTTTGAGACATGATAAAAATTTATAGTTTTACTACTATAAATATAAGAATAAAAAATAGGGGGAAAATTTTATTAAACTAATCTTATTTTTACCGAACCAGATGTGTGATATAATCCACCCAAAGGTATTCCACCAGATGCAGCCGTAGTATCGTCTGCAAAATTATATGAGGATGACACACTTGCCAATACCATAGTAGATTGTGCTAATCTTACATTATCGTTATTTGTCCAAACACTTGCACTTCTATATAGTGTAGAACCACCATTGTTTGTTGCTGCATCTTTTAGTGAACCATTTATTAAAACATCATGCAATTCGTTTAATTCAAATCCGTTCATTATATAAACATATATTGAACCATTTACGGCAGATGAAAGAACTTTTCCAACTCTTACATTGTGATTTGGTGCAACAGGTATTTGATTTGAAAATTGACCAGATGATGAAAGGTATAATTCAGTATTAGCAGAATACATTGATGTATTTATATTTCTTAATACACCATTCATTACTACAAATCCACTATTATTTGATGTTATATCACTTGCAACGACTCCCATAGTTCTAGCAGATAAAGCTTCCGTTACCATACTAGATGTTGTAAATGTTGGTCTTTGTCCTGCTTCTCCATTTATGTAAACAACCATACCTTTTGTAAGTGTAAAGTTATTTGTATTTTTACCTCTAATAACCGTCATAGCACCAACTTCAATCATAAAGTTGTTTTGACCTGTATCAACTGCTAATGTTTTTGCATCATCGTACCAATGTAATCTACCTTCCTCGTGTGTTGGATTTGCTGAAATAAGAAAATCAATATGGTCAACAGTTTCTATTGAACCCGTCATGTAAATTGAGCCAGATGAAAGTATTGTATTTGTTATTGTGTAGGTATTTGCACTTATATCACCATCGATTGTAAGATTACCAACTAAAATTTGTCCACCGGTGAATATATTTGAACCCGTTGTTGCAAATTGAGCTGCTGATAAGTATCCCAGCATACCATCTTCTTGTTTAGTTACGATTGAATCAACCGCATCTAATTCGTATTGTTTTGTATAATTTTTAGCTTTTTCAAAAGAAGTGTATCTTTGTTCGATGGACATGGTATATTTGATTTATCTAATATAAATATAAAAAAAAGAGGGAACATTGCTGCTCCCTCTAATTTTATTTAAAAACTCTAAATATTATAGAGTATCTAAACCGTCAACGATAATCTTACCGTAGAATTCTGGTCTAACGATTTTCTTAGCGTAACGAGTCATAACACCACGTCTTGGAGTGAAGTTAGTTGGGTCGTACACTAATGGAGTCATAATCAACGGAACGTATGGAGCGTAAACCGCACCTGTCTCGAAGAA